CAAAAAAAAGTTATGCTAACAAATATGATGAACTATTTTCGTGTTTCGCTCGGTTACCCTGTAAAATGAGCTAAGCTAACGAGCGTTAGTAAAATTAAAACCGTACTTTTCCATTTTGGACATTTTTAAAAATGTCCATTTTCGATTTTCGTGAGTACAAATTAGAAAACGCTTATTAGCTTAGCTCAGTAAAAATATATAATTATAATGTAATATTTATGTAAATAATTGTAAATATGTCAGTATGTTCTGTTAGTTATCATTGCGCGTGAACCACTAGCAAGATGTGTAGGTGTAAAATCACCCAAAGGTTCCTTTATAAAGTCTCCATTAGCGTCACTGTAAATGATGTGCTTGATATTAAATAGCTGCATTTTGTCGTAACAATGGAAACAAGGTCGTGAATTACGAACAGAATTATCCGGTGAAATCCGAGTCACATACAAGTTAATTTTTTTAGTAATGTTTTGTTTCAAGCATTTACGCAACACATCAATTTCAGCGTGACAAGAGCAATTACGTCCAATCAATCCATCATTTGAATATGTGCGATGATAGTTAAACCCTTTTGCAACGACTTTACCGGAAGCAACAGCAATACACCCGTGACGAAACCTTTCTGTGGATTTATACGCTTCTTTAATAGCTAAAGAAATGTGGCGCATATCGGAATTGCTACACAACTTGCTCATTATTGATATAGTATGTATTACATTATATCAAGTAGTCAATCAATTCAATTTTAGTTGCTTCTAATATATTCAATCGTTTTCAAAAGTCCTTCTTTAATATCAACTTTGGGCGTCCAATCCAGAATTTCTTTGGCAAGAGTAATGTCAGGTCTTCTATTTGTTGGATCATCTAATGGAAGAGGACAATAAATAAGAGTAGATTCTGATGGAATTAATGTAAATAAAATAGTTGTCAATTCATTCATTGTAATTTCATTTGTATTGCCAATATTAATGGGATAATGATAATCGGATGCCATTAGTTTTGTTAATCCATCTAACTGGTCTTCAATATAACAAAAACTACGTGTCTGTGTGCCATCTCCATAAATAGTGACATCTTTGTGTTCCAATAGTTGCCTAATAAAATTGGTAACAACACGACCATCATATTTGTCCATATTAGGTCCATACGTATTAAAAATACGTGCAATTCGGGTATCTATATGATATTTTTTATGATAATCCATCATCAAGGTTTCAGCAATTCGTTTACCTTCATCATAACAACTGCGAATACCAATTGTATTTACATTCCCCCAATAATCTTCACTTTGCGGGGATACTTTGGGATCTCCATATACTTCGGAAGTAGAAGACAATAATATTTTACATTCCTTTTGTCTTGCTAATTCTAATAAGTTCCGTGTGCCTATAAAATTAATCTCGAGTGTATATACAGGATCTTTTTGATATTTTGGTGGAGATGCAGGACATGCTAAATGATAAATTTCGTCAATGTGTTCTTGTATAATTATGTGTTCCGTTATGTCTTTATTGACAAAGACAAAGTCTGGATGGTCTATTAGTGGTTGTATATTTTTTAACTGTCCGGTGAATAGGTTATCTAAACAGATAATTCTATTGCCTTCGTTCAATAATCGTTGACACAAGTTAGAACCAATAAAACCGGCACCGCCTGCAATGAGAATTGTTTTTTTTGTCATTACTTACGACACAATATACATTTATTTTGTAGAATAAAACAAATGTATGACCGCAATTAGAACATGGTATACACTTCATAACTTAAGTATGCCCAAATAAATAGGGATAACAATCCTATATTGATAAGAATCACAGGTAATTCTCCCATTGGATATATTGACAATGTGATTAAAATCGCTAATACAGTTAAACTTGTTCCTAAAAGAGCGTGTTTGGTAAAGGATAATACGGCAACACCACCGTTACTCCAAACAACATATAGAAGATAGAAAAAGAACACAGGAACCCCCCACATATACGCAGTAATTTTTAAATAATTAGGATTTGCTTCATATGTAGAAGAAAAATAAGAAAATAGACCAGTAATAAATGCGCCAACTGCTATATCCCTTAACAATCTTGTTTGCATTTTATATACTGATAATATATAAAATGTCCGCAAAAAATGAAAGAAAAGTCATTGGAGAAGGAACTTATGGATGTGTAGTGAAACCAAGTCTAGAATGTAAAGACAAATCATACAATTATACTGACCGTGTATCCAAAATAATGAAAACAGAGGATGCAAAAGAAGAAAAAAAGGAAATGGAAACCATCTATAAAGTGAAAGGAATTGAACGGTTTGTATTGCGACCACCTCAATTATGTGAAATAAGAAATGATGAAACAACAAAAAAGGTAATAAGAGGTTGTACTGGAGATGTGGCAACTCTATTTAAAAAAGCACCTAATAGAGTTTCTCTGCTGCTGATAGATGATGGAGGTGTTGATTTAGGTAGGTTCATTAAAAAGGTGTTTCATTCTTTAGATGAAATCCAACAATGTCGTTTTTTAACTTCTATTCTTCATTTGTTCAAGGGATTACAATTTTTCTTAGAAAATAATATTATTCATCACGATCTAAAATTAGCAAATATTGTATATAATGCGTATAATAACAAAATCCGTTTTATTGACTTTGGATTGGTAGACTATAAAGAAAATATAATACAAAAAGCGTATGATAATAAAGATAGTATGGGAATTGAATGGAGTTACTTTTCACCTGAAACCGAATGTAGAAATCAAAAAGACTTTGACTATACTTCTAACTGTGATAATATTCGTGTTGATTATAATGATGACCATACAGCGTTCTTAAATAAAACGCTGGATACATTTGATAGTTACTCTTTAGCTCTTGCACTAATTGACTTATTTAATATAGTGAAAAAAGAACCGATATATAGACTTTTTTGTAGTAAGGTAATAAAGTTATTGGATTCATATGTCGAAGAGGATGTTGTTATTCGTAAAGGGAATATGCGAAAGTTATATTCTAACTACTATACTTTATTAGTCAATTATGGTCTGTATGACATTTCTACTCCTAATTATACAACAATGACTCCTGAAACACCATCTCTTCCTACTCCAACGCCACCAGAATTTTCTCAAAAAGTTATTACTATTATTGAAAGAGAGGCTAATGAAACCCAACAAGATATTCAAAGCATAGTGAAATGTAAGGTGAATCAAGATTTCAATCCAATTAAAAAGAAATGCGTTCCCAGATGTAAAGAAGGAAAAGTGCGCAATGATAATTTCCGTTGTGTAAAACCTGCCAAGACAAAGAAAAGAAAACGAACAAAGAAACACACACCAACTGCTAATTCTACACGTAAACGTAATAAATGTGCTGATTCTGGAAAAGATTACAATCCAATCAAAGATAAATGTGTTCCCAAATGTAAGGAAGGAAAAGTGCGCAATGAAAATTTCCGTTGTGTAAAACAAGCGAAAAAATAATTATTTGCGAAGGAACCTAATCGGTTGAGTTTGTTTCGTTATATATTGCCAATGTGCGTGCGCTAGAATCAGTTGCATTCACATATTTGGGCATCCAAAAATAGGGAATGACATTACTAGTTCCAGTGTAATGTTTTTCAAACAAATGACGATAATAATATTGTTCTTTTGTAGTAGGCAAATTGTAATTAGATATATTAATCATGATATAATCCAATTTCAGTGCTATATTCAACCATTGTGTTTCGTCTTCTGGTTCCTGATTATTGTGATATTTAAAAAGATCAAGAGAATTTAATTCTTTTGTAATGTAGTCATTGATAATGTCTTTGGTCGTTCTGTTTAATGCAGAAACACCATCACTAAACGCTTCTTTACGTCTCCATAATATTTCATCAGGTAGTAATTGTTTATTATCTTTTGTAGTATAGTATTGTTTATCAAATGATTTTCGTATCAAATATTTTTCAATATTCTTTGTGGAATACCTAGAATTTACATTCAATGACATATATAATTGAACAAATGACCTGTCCAAAAATGGGGTTCTAGCTTCTAGTCCATGAGAAGAAATACATCTATCAGAACGCAATACATCAAAATAATGTATATTTTCCAAGAGACGCAAACATTCGTTATGAAACTCTAACGGGGATCCTGCTTGTTTGAAATATAAATAACCACCCATGAGTTCATCCGCGCCATCTCCATTGAAAATGACCTTAGCTTGACTGACTGAGGAAATATGTTTGGATACTAACCAATTACCAATGCTTGCCCGAACTGTAGTTGTATCATAACTTTCAATACCTTTTACTACTTCTGGAATGGCATTGGTGAATTCTTCTTCGGTAATCACTATTTGTGTATGTTTTGTTTCCAAATATTCAGCAGCAAGGTTACTGAATTTCAAATCCTCAGATCCTTCTAATCCAATGCTATATGTTTCTACGGGTTTTCCAAATTTATCTTTGTGAAATTCATTGACAATACTAGCAATTAAACTACTGTCTAAACCACCAGACAAAAGACAAGCAATAGGACGGTCTGTGTTATCCACGCGCTTTTTAACTGCATTCATCAGGGAATTACGTAGATTGGAACATAACCATTCTTCCGAATGACTAGTTGATTCAGTAATTGTGCTATTAAAAGGAATAGTGTGATACCGTATAGAACGTATATATTTCCAATGAGAAATGGCCAAAAATGGTAATTCAAACTCACTGAAATGTCCAGGACGAAACTGTTCAATGGAAAAATTAGTAACATCTAGTTCCTGCTCAACAGAAGCACGTTCATTCTTTTTTGTTTGTAGGGCATTACGAATAGGTATTAACATTTTCATTTCGCTAGCAAAACAATATATGGGGTCTCTATTTTTTATAGTTTTTTTAAAACGCATCATAAATAGCGGTCGAACACCATACGGGTCACGAGCAATATATGCTTTAGCTCCGTCATTACTTAATCTGTTATCAATAAGAATAAAGGAAAATACGCCATCCAATAAATTAAGTGTTTGTTTCATTCCAAATTTTTTATATAAATGAATAATAATCTCACAGTCTGAATCTGTTTCAAAGGGATGGTCATCTAGTACAGAATCTGTATTGTTGTCATCAACTAATAATAAATCACGTAATTGTTTATGATTATAAATTTCTCCATTACATAACAAGATTATATTATTAATATTGATAGGTTGATTTGAATCATTATTTAACCCATTAATAGATAACCGATGGAATCCAGTCATCACTTTGAGTGCAATATTATTTAATTTTGAATTATCGGGACCACGTGCTTTTCCAAGGTCAAATGCACTTTGAATGGTTTCCATGGAAAGGAAACTACCGTCATAATTCAGTATACTGAAAATTCCACACATTAATCAATGTAATATATCATAAAAAATTCTTTCTATATTTTATAGAAAACAAGTATGTTTAGTCCTTGTGAAAATACCAAAGAGAATTTTACACCATTTTCTGGTTCTACACTAACTACGAACACTATTGAATTTGTAAAAAAAGATAATTCTTATGAAACATTTATTTCTTCTTCTCCAAAACCGCTGGAAGAACCGTCTGCTTCTGAAAGAATAAATGAATACCCCAAGATTGAAATGGGAGACTATACTATGGATACTATGAGTGCTATTTATACGGGGTCTATGACTGTAGTTGGTTTATATATTGTATATCGACTATTAGATAGAACATTATAAAAATATAATTGAAAATTTTATAATGTTTATTCGGTTTGGCGTTGACGTCTTACAAATTCCAAGGCGACCAACCCGCCCATTATCTGAGCAATACAATAAGGAAGTAAATCATCAATGGGTAATTTTCCAGCAGACGCCATTACAATGCTCACAGCGGGGTTTACGTGACCACCAGTAGTGTTTCCAATTAATATACCAATGAGAGCCAATGTTCCACCAATAGCTAAAGGATTATTTGTAGAAAGAATAACATAGACAAATAGAATTGAACCAATGAATTCTAATAAATAAGGAATCATCTATAATATATCTAAACATTTTTACATATAGTATGTATAGTATGACACAATCATGGTGTTTTTTTACACATCCCAAAAGTGTCTGTATGACTTATTTTCAACATTTTAGGTTCTCAATGAAGTTATCTATGTTATTTATTCATTCTTCCATTAAGGGAATCATTCATGCAATATTTCCTTGGTTATTTATTACGTATGCAAAAGATACAACAGAGACCATCTCATTCTTGTTAAATACTAATGGGTGTAATAAAGAATTAAAACATAGCGGCAGTCGTAGCGCCTTTTTTAGGTGGAGCGACGGCACCACCTGAACGTGTTCTACGTAATGCACTATTTAACACGTTTGTGTTATGAGAATCGGTAAACGTAGTTGCTTGTCCATTTGCGTTATATGACCCTTTTCCTGTGGCTAGTGCCTTCTTACGTTCAATGACACTGGATGCATCTCTATTTCCGTCATATCTATCAAGACGAGTTGTTGGAGCAAATGCCATGAATAGTTTACGTCCTCTACTAAATCTAGATTCATTTACGGACGTGGTATCCTTCATGGGCATAGCATTCGAATGTGACAATTCACTATTGTTAATAGTTTCGCGTATATTAGAAGTAGACATATGATATATACCATATGTCTAGAAGATATTTTGCTTAACGACGCATACGCATTACGTGTACGTAAGAAGCATTGTGTTGGTCGCCACCAGCAGAACTGTCATTGTAGTTCTTATTGGCACTTTGTAATTTCTTGAACTTGATGTAATCGGAAGAGTCGGCAACAAACTTGACATTAGTGCTGGAACCTTCAACACCAGTGCTATCACAAGAAGACATAATATGTCCAATACGAGACTTCATACCAGGTTTGCTTGCGTTTGTCTGGTTAGGTCCACCGCAAGTATAATTCTTACGACCTAAATAATCTCCACTGCTGTTTACTGCACGGAAAGGAGTGACAATACGATTGTTTCCATTAATGCTATCCTGTGCGTTGATTGTGTTCCACGCACGGGTTACAATTTTTCTTGATGCAGTTTGTTCTCCACTTCTATTAAAGTTATCTGATCTTGATCCGGTAGGTAACATTTTCACTTATATTATACTAGTATATTTTTGTTGTAACTATTATTTTTTTTTCGTTCGGGACTCTATATGGAAGACAACGAATTCACAACGAATTCGAATGATACAATTGATCAAGTAACCTTGGAATTGTTAATGAACAAACAACAATTTCAAAAATACAAAAAACAACAATTTCCCGAGGAATATACAAAAGATCAACAATACTTAGCAGATTTAGAAACCCATAAAGATACAGTAATCGAATTAACCACCCACCTTCTAAATAATCCATATGATCCAATCAGTAATGATGTGAATGAAATGTTTGAACAATATTGTAAATGTTTGATACGACATTTTAAGATGAAAGAGTTAGAAAATGAACCTGAATGGAAGAGAGAGAAAGAAGATGAACCAATATTTAGTAATATATCATCGACACAAACGATGAGTATTGATAATACGCTAAATCAATCTTTGTGGGGTAAGTCCATTATAAAGGGAACAGACAAATAATATACTCACTATATATATGGTATCAAAAACAAAGAAACAACAATTAAAACAAAATAAAACAAGGAAAATGAATTGCCATCCTAAAATAAATAAAATGAAAATAGGAGTTATTCCAAGTTGCTTCACAAAGAAAAAACTTGAACTATTGAAACATTCATTTAATAAAGAATATCCAGAAAACAAAATTAAATCAAAGAGTGAAAAAGGAATATATAAAGAATTATCTGAAAAAATGCCACAATGTTCACAAGAAGATTGTTGGTTAGATGTAATTAAAAATGAAACAGTGCGTGATAAAATAAAAAAAGAGTTATTTGCTCCTTATCAACCAGACCATTGGAGAAATCAATCGAATTCAGAGAAAAACACATGGTTATCCAATATAGATATACTGAATGTATTAAAGCAGTATGAAGAAACCGAACCAGAATTCTATTTTATTCCTCCCACAAGCATAGATTTTGACTTACAACCTTATATTACATCGAATCAGTGCGTAGAAGATAAACTATGTAAATTCAATAAAAATGATATTTTGCGTCAAAATAAACACAAAGTAGGAATAATTTTTAATTTAGATAAACATACGGGTCCTGGAACACATTGGGTATCCATGTTTATTGATATTAAACAAGGAATTTTACTATATGTTGACAGTGTGCCAAATGATGATGTCCCTAAAGAAATACAAGTATTTATAGATCGTGTTAAAAAACAAATACCAAAACTAGAGGTAACGATTAATAAAACGATACATCAATCCAAAAATACCGAATGTGGAATGTATTGTTTACATGTTATCATTACTATGCTTACAGGAAAGGGTTCTTATACGAATAGAATAAAAGATTTAACAACAAAAGTTATTCCTGATGAAGAAATGATGAAATACCGAGACATATATTTCAACAAAAAAATGTAATACTATTGTAAATGACCTCAACAATGGATAATAAAAAGGAAGAAATGAAAAAAGAAATAAAAAATAACACAAAAGAACAATATGTCAAGTTAGATGTAAAGGTGAACCCTAATACAACCAATAATAAACCTTATTCACCTGGCATAACTGGATTTACCTTTAATCAAGTATCAAAGAATATATCCAGTGTTCCTGAACAAGTGAATGAATACATAAAAAACCTAACACATCAAATTAGTGTTGATGCGAATGATGCAATGGGAGTTACTTCTATTGGTCCTACTAAGAAACCAGTGGAACATAACTTTGGTTGGATCTTTCGTCCGTTTATAAAATCTGATAAACCAATGCCAAAAACAGGTGGAAAAAAAATACGCACTTACAAAAAAAGAAAGGCATCAAATAAGAGAAGAAAGAGAAAATATAGAACTACCCAAAAAAAGAAATAAATATATAACTATATATCCACTATAAATATAGTTATGTCTGCATTTGTTACGCCAGATAATCAAAAAGTAATTTGGAATATTATACAAACGAACCCTATTATCAATACGTATTTTAATGACAACCAAACAGTCTCTAAAGAAAGATGGTTCCGTTCCATCATTGAAAAATTTTACATACAGCATCAGGATAAACAATTGACTTCTACCCAATTACACGAACTAAACAAGAGTGTATTGAGTTTTATGATTCAATCTATTTATCAGGTCACTCCTCAACCACAACAACCACAACAACCACAACAACCACAACAACCTGTTCATGTAAATCAAATCACTACCCCACCTATACCAGAAAATAATCGAGAACGACAATATATGGCAGAATACGAGAAAAAACGAGAAGAATACGAACAAATGAATAAGCGTGATAGTCCAAAACCTATTAATTTCCAAGAAAAACAAGATGACCAACCACTACAAGACATGGATTCCTTAATTAAGCAACATATAGAAGATCGTGAAAAAGCAGTTAATAGTATCATTCCACCAATTATAGAACCTAATAATATTGCCAGCCATACAGATAGAACATCCACACCTATTATTCAAGTAGATACCACTCCACGCGCAAACACCCAATCTATAAATATAGATATTGATAAAAAACTGCTAGAATATGATGAAAAATTCACCAAATTGACCACCTTAATTGAAGAATTACAAGCAGAAATTACAATGTTGAAACAACAAAAAATAGATCCTAAAGAAACAATAGATAGTTCAAATAACATTGATTTATTGTTAGTATCAGATCCCAAAGATAACAATAAGTCTAGCAATGAAACAATATAATGATTATTATAAGAATAATGTATATGGAACTATTGAAACATACATTATTTATCAATTTGGATAGTCGTACTGACCGTCTAGACCATGTTTCCAAAGAACTTGCCAAATTAAATATCAATGGAGAACGTGTATCTGCGATTAAGATGGAATTAGGTGCAATTGGATGTACAATGAGTCATATTAAATGTTTACAATTAGCGAAGGAACGAAATTATGAACAAGTGTTTATATGTGAAGACGATATTACATTTACACAGCCACAGGTTTTTATGGAATCCTTAAACAAATTCTATGACAATAAAAACATAAAATGGGACGTATTAATTGTGGGCGGAAACAACTTACCTCCTTATCAACAAATAGGGGATTATTGTATTCGCACATTCAATTGTCAGACCACCACTGGATACATTGTACAAAAACATATGTATGATACGTTCATACAAAATTTCAAGGAAAGCTCAGAGTTATTGCTACGCACAAGAAATACAAAACAATATTCATTAGATATTTATTGGAAACGACTACAGTGCGGGTATTTTTGGTATATGATTATTCCTCCAACGGTCATTCAACGTGAAGATTATAGCGACATTGAAGGAAAACAAGTGAAATATGATTGGTTAATGCTAGATATTAACAAAGAATGGTTTGTTAAACAGAGATTATCTATGTAATACGCAAAAAATTTGCCAATACACTTTTGTTCTTTTCTTCATATTTTTTGGTAGCTAACATGGCTTGATATTCCTTTTGCATCATACGTTCTTTGTAATGTTTATCTTGTTGGGCCAAATAGGCTTCCGCTTCTTGCTTTTCTAACGGAGTAATAGATTGACCGTCTCGTGTCCGTACATACTGGTCCATTGAATTGTATTTAGGCATGGAGTCATAATCACGTTCGCTTACCGATAAAATCGTTTGATCCTTGTGAACTTTTCGCAAGTCATCAAATTTTAGTTTACTGAATGGGTCGCTTTCAACATATCCTTCTTGTTCGTCTTCATATAAATTATCAGCACAAGTTGAAGAATGTAATGTTTGTATTCCATTATATCTAACCACTGAATTTTGATGTTGTCGAATGTTTTGGAACGCATCCGCCATATTACTTTTATTTACATTACTAGGGACGTTATAACTGGATTCTTCTGAAGAAAACCATTCATTTCGTGTAGGATCCACAGTTTTGACCATATTTTTTTCAAATAGTGTATGAAACTGTTTCTGAAACGATTTTTGATCCATATTATTCAAGGTAGATTTCACTTGCTTTGATACTGATTTATCATTTTGATAAAGTGAATCTACTTGATATTCCGTATTTCTAACTTCTTGATGTTGTTTTTGTTGATTGTCATAAAACTTGACTACCACTTCAAATGCTTTCTTATAAAACAAAAAATATTTGGCATCTAATCGTGATTTATCAGGATGGGTCATTAACACTTGTTTTTTTGCTCGTTTTAAATCCTCTTCGCTAATTGTGTAGGATAAATGGAATAAATCTAATATTTCTTTCAACGAATACATATGAATATCCAAGTTATGGGTGCTCATTAGTTGTTATATCGATGGATTTTTATTATATTTTCCAAACATAATAAAACTTTGTATTCTTAGAATATATATGCCGCTTCCTATTGTTTCTTCCTTTGAAAATAGACAAGCTTTTCTTGATTTTTTGAAAACAAACCCCGGACTAATCATCATTAAATTTGGTGCAACCTGGTGCGGTCCTTGTAAACGCGTTGAACCTATTATTCAATCCAGACTACAAGAGTTTCCAGACACCGTTCAACCTGTTATTATTGATATTGATGACAGTATAGATGTGTATGCTTTCCTAAAAACAAAAAAAATTGTTCCTCATATTCCCACAGTGTTATGTTATGTGAAAGGGAACACTCATTTCACTCCTGATGAAATGGTATCAAGTTCAGATGAAGTTCAGGTAAATGCTTTTTTTGATGCTTGTCATGACCATCTATAAATATCTTGTATACCTGTTGTAATTGCTATCAATGGAAATAGACATTGCTTCGTCTACCCTGCTATTGGTAGTGATAGGAACGATATAATTCAATAGTTGAATGACTGATAAGTTGTTAATTGTTGCTGTTTTGTTATGTAGGAATTTTTCTAGTAGTCCAACATTGCGAATATAATTAGGACATTCTACAATCTGGCAATTGTATATGTAATTATTTAGTTTATCGTTGTATCCAAACCATTCATAATAGCAATGGTCTAGATTATAATGTTTGATAATGTTGTAGATGGATTGCAAGTTCTTTCTGTTTATTGCCTCTTTTTTGTTGGGAATATGTTTATATTTGACATAGTTTACGATTTTCAAGTCGGAAAGAGAGTGATGGGAGGTATGTAATAGTTTACATAGATGATGACACAATTTCTGAAACCACTTGGGAGTCACTAATTTATTTACCAAACATATGGTAACATGGGGTTGTTGTTGAAGTTGGTCTTGTAGTGTTTTTACATTTTTATTTGTATTTGTTTTGTCTGAGAAGTCATCGCAAACTATCACTAAAGATGTTACATTTGGAAAAGATGTATTGCGAATAAAAGCAGGGACCATTTGATAAAATGCGTTAGAATTGTTGTCATTTTCGTTCCACTTGCCTCCAATAGAAATATAAATAGTATTCCATAGGGAACTATTTATTAGTCTTTCTAGTTGATTGTCATTGTCTACCAAGATAATGTTACTCATTTTTAATTTTATATTATTATTACAAAATGTTATACTAATATAATTCAATTTTTCTTTGCTTTTCGCGTTTTATGTTTACGCTTGTTTTTCTTTTTTCCACCGATGGGTTTTGGTTCTTGTTCTATCGGTTGTTCCTCCTCTTGTTCTATCGGTTGTTCCTCCTCTTGTTCTATCGGTTGTTCCTCCTCTTGTTCCATTGCTTCTTCCTCCTCTTGTTCCATTGCTTCTTCCTCCTCTTGTTCCATTGCTTCTTCCTCAGTCATTAATTCATCATCTATGGGTTCTTCTTGGCTCTTTGCAGTAACATATGCTAATACTCCTGCGGTTATTGATACAAATACATAATTTATTGCAGGGATATGTGTTATTTCCATTCTATATTATAGGGAGAAGTTTTCATACTAAATGTTACATAAAAAAATCCATCGATATGTTATATAATGAGCGTGTTCGACAAAAAAATGGAAACAATTCGCAAAAATACGCCCCTATACAAAAAAGAATTAGATGATACCACCAAACCAATAGTTGAACCCGTTATGGAAGAGAAAAAGACAATGGAAGAACCTGACGAAGAACCAACTGATTTACTCTATGAATATCCCATTTTATCTTCCCTCCAAAAGGACTTTTATATCGATAGGGAAATTGACAATGAATATAGAGTCATGTATGTGCCTTATATAATAGAAACATTGGAAGATAAACCCTTTTTATTGTTTTTATTAGAGAAACAAGAGTTCCTTTCCTTCCCTTCTTTTGTTTTAGACACAAGTGAAATGAAACCCTCGATAAAAAAAGAAAAATCAACCAAAAAAGAACCAGAGGAAGGATTACAGAACAAGGCATTGGATAGTCTTGTTTCTCTGGTAGAAGGTGGAAATAAAGAAGATGAATTAGATCCTTTTGAATCGCAAATCTTTTCTTTTTATGCAAACTATATTGGGAAATTAAAAGAGGACATAGAACCACGATATAAAGGGTTCGTAGAATATTCCAATGTTGTTTATGTGATGATTGAACATTCTCCCTTAGACGAAACACCTGATACTACTTTATTAGTAACAATTGATGAATTGAAACAAAGAGTCAGTATGAACATTCCCATTGCCGACGAAGTGTTATATTTTTTCAGTGAATTTTCAAGCGCTGGTTACTTAATAAATGAAAATGAAGAACAATTAGAGATTCCCAAACTAACCTATTTGGTAGAAATAGAGAATGATATTTATGAAAATGTGTATTATGAAAAAGAAACACCCAAACATAGTGTGTCTATTATTGAACCTACTGTTTCACATAAATTGTTTGGGGACGTCATCATGCTAAGTGATTCTATTTATCCATCAAATAAGGACATTACTAAGATAAAACGTCATATTCTATTCACTATGGACGCTGTCTTCATTTTTGAAGACTCCATTACAGATGCTTTAATAGAACCTTTGCTAACTCATTCCAAACTTACTTATGAAAAAGAGGACAAACAATTATGGTTGCTACAAAATAGTATTTATTCTTATCCACTTGTCGCATAATACATTATATCTATGCTATGATGTATTATACATTATATTCTAACAAGAAATTATCAACCACCGACTCTTGAATGTGTGGCATATTATTCTTTACGTGTTGAGCTATTTCCCACCCTTCTGGTTTACGTTCATATACCCCTTCAAAATCACTAATATATGCTTTAATCTCATCTTGTTGTTTAATTTCCTCTTTGAGTTGTTTCTGTCTTTCTTCTTCTTGTTCATGTAATAATTTATCAGTTTCCAATGATTTTCTACGTCTTGCTACAATGAGTTCATGTTCTTTTTGTATTTTTTCTTCTAACTGTGATTTCATTGTATTGAGTTCTTCTTGTTGTTGTACAATAAATTCATCTTTATGCTTTTCTGCCATCATTTTTAACTCCTTTGTCATATTTGCAGTGTGTGATAATGATTGTTCTTTCAGTTCATACCATTTTTTTCGCTTATCATCAATACTGACAATTGTATCACAAATATCGGGTTTCTTTAATTTTTCAAACTTTTCACGTTGTTCAGAGTTTTCTACTCCTTTGAATGTTTTGGTGAATTCATTCACAATGGAATCAGGAATGGTTGGACTGGTTTCCATTAATCTGTCATATTCTTGCCGACACATCTTTAAAAAGTGTCCTGCGTCAGTGCGTTCATCTAATTTCTTTGATAATTCAATACGAATATTTCGTGCGAATTTGTCCCAAGAAATGGCGGCAACACGATGAGCTTCATTTAATTCAGAAACTTTTAAATATTGTTGAACCGTTGTTAATATACCAATTAAGATATTAATCGTTCCAATGACCATTGGTGCAAATGATCTCATATTTTCAGGTAAACTGGTTTGTGCGAAGGATGCTGTTCCAGTGATAGTAGATAAAGTAATTGCTGGTATAGTGAACCAAGCATGTAATCGAGATAATTTTTGATGTGAGCGTAAATTCAACCATTTATAACACTGGGCTACATCACACCATTCCGCTAAAATATTTTCATTTTCTTCTGACCACTCTACATACATGGTAGGATCAGATGACATTACACTTTTATTGTCACCATCTCCATCCTCATTTGATTTATTGTTTTTTTGGTTCTTGGTCATTTATTATAATATAATTACAAAAATTTTTATGATTTATTCTACATTTGTAGAAGGTTCTACCACAACATTTGACACATCTACTATAATAGGTGTTGGAATCTTATCGGTTGATTCACTTACTTTCTCCACTACTATTGGTGTCTCCTTTACAATGACTGGTTCTTTTTTTACAATTATTGGTTCAGGTTCTGATACGTTTATATTTATATTCATTTCAGGTTCTTCTCCAAAGTCAAATTCTAGGGTTTCCTCATTGTCTTGAATATCATCAATAGTAAAGGTAGTGGAACATTGTAAGTTTGTTTCCATATCACGATAAAACTCACTAAATTTTGCAGAAACACGCTTCATTTGATTTTTTTGTAAAATGTGGAAAAACGCCAAATAATCAATAAACAACTTTACTTGTTGCTCCAAAATTGTTATTTCATAGGTCAATGTATTTATTAAGTTGGAAATGGTGAACCCCACTTTATGCTTGCTATTATAATTATCACGTTCAATCCGTTTTTCTTGACATTTTTCATGAATAGAATCCAATACAAATAAAATATTATTATGAATGTCTTTGATATTTTCTTGTTTATATTCCTGAAAGGGTTCCAATTCTTTATAGGTGGGGAAACTTTTAATTTCCGTTTCTTCTAATTGTAATTCATCTTTATGTTGTGTCACAAAGTCCGCAATCAATTGATTTAATTTATAATAATCACAATAAAGGCGATTATTTAACAGCAATCTAAACTTTTCTAAATGTTCCATCTCCATAGAAAAGGATTTATATTGGAAAAAAAAGGAATCCAAACAAAAAAGGAGAACCTTTTTGTTATTTTTTTTGATCAAGTCATTGTATACTACTTTGGACTCTTGTAATTTGTTTTGTGCTTTCACTTTCAATTCTAGTATTTGATTTTGCTGTTTCAAAATAGAATTAAAATTTTGTTTTAATTTGGTTGAATGGTTGCTATGTGTATTTTCCATTGAATAAGACAACTCTATATGTTGAAGTTATATTTTATTTGCCATGAACTAACTGATTGAAATAACAGAGTTCACTGGTGATTTCATTCATATAGCGATTGTAATCCTTGACATCCTCGTCTTCTACATCACCATCTTCAGATAGTCGTTCCAGCAATTTATCAGGACGATACGACTGGTCTAGATGTGCCTTGACTACCCAATGCAAATTCTCGGTTTTGTTGTATACGATACGATGTACTCCTGTTTCCATTAGTTTGTTGTAGAAGGATTGAAATTCATAGTTAGAATAAGGTGTTAGTTCAATAAACGAGAACTTGTATTTCTTGTTGTGCTCGCTTCTACGGGTATGCGTATCCATAGAATGAATAATTCCAATTTTTTCTTGTTGAAAAACTTGTTTGATATAGTCATCATCCGTATTGGAAGCAATGCGGGGAATGTAAAGTTTTACGGTAGTAGACATCATTATTTACTTTATGTTGGTTTGATTGACTGTGTAATTACAGAAAAAAATATTTCAATTTTTATAATATTTAGTAAATTATATATAGATAATCATATATATAAAATAGATATGCCTTCGTTTAAGACCGGAACCAAAAGAGAGCTTAGTATTAGTAATAATGAATACCTTCCGCGTCCAATTTTACAGAGAGGAATTAAATTTATGCCTGTTATAGAAGTCTGTTCATTGAAATTATCGATTCCATCTGGAGTTATTATTACAAGAGATGAGTATACCAATAAATATATTAACTATAAAAAAGAATAAATAAATAACATCGAGTAATACATATGACAAAACATCCCGTTCCTGATAATTTTAATGATATTATAGTTGATTTAATTTCTGATCTTGATACTACTTTCCCTGAATATCGCACATTGCTTACGTTCTATAAGCAAGATAGTTTCAAAGAGAAGCATTTACAATCGGTATTTGATTATTGTGTAACATTTTTCCCCGAACGTTTCTTCGATATTCTTTACCAGAATGATGAAATATTCACAAACAATACAAATACACACTTTCTACCTCACTTGGATTTCCGCATCTTCTTTACTTGTGAAGATGTTTCGGAGAAAACAAAGCAAACTCTATGGAAGTATTTACAATTGCTTTTGTTCAATGTTATTGAAAATGTAGAAGACAAGTCCATGTTCGGGGAAGCCAGTAGTTTGTTTGAAGGAATAGACGAAGGAGAACTTCAATCCAAACTTTCAGAAACAATGGAAGGAATGACTGACTTTTTCAAAAATATGGAATCCGCATTCGAACAACAAAACGAACCGAAAGAAGAAGGAGAAGAAAGAACTGAAGAAGGAGAAGAAAACAGAGAACGTCATTCATTTGCAGATGCTATGCCTAATCTAAGTTCCATTCAAGAACATCTAACCAATTTATTCAATGGAAAAATAGGTAAACTTGCAAAGGAAATGGCAGAAGAATTATCGAGTGATTTCACTGAAATGTTTGATGAACAGGATCAATCAAACGCAAATCCTCAACATATAATGAAAAAATTAATGAAGAATCCCAAAAAAATTATGGATTTAATGAAAAAAGTGCAGTCCAAACTTGATTCTAAGATGAAAAGCGGTGAAATTTCAAGAGAGGAAATGATGAAAGAGGCACAAACACTGCTCGGACAAATGAAGGATATGGGTGGTGAGCAAGGATTGAATGATATGTTAAAGAATATGGCGCAAAGCATGGGTGGTATGGGTAAAAACATGAAAGTAGATATGAATGCTATTAACCGCATGACTAAAAATCTTTCCCAAAAACAAGGAATTCATAAAAGACACGAGGCTAAGAAACAACAAATGGAAGCAAGTAAACTGAAAGAACAAGAGGATATTAAAGAACGTATTCGTATTCAGAAAGAACTTATGTCCAAATATTCTTCTTTGGAGAAAACAGATAACCAAAATGAATATGTGTTTAAGATGGATGATGGTAATACACAAGAAAAATCATTCATTCATCCTGACCTATTAAAGGAGTTGGAAGAAGAACCTGAATCTGCCCCTAAAAAGAAAAAGAATAAGAAAAAGAAGAAGAAAACAACAGCATAATAAAATTATATGCGGAATGTATATAATGTTAAGCAAGTATATCAATATTCCAGTATTTCTTGTTAGTTTAGTGATTGGATTTTTAGGGGTCTATTTGCTATCTTCCGAATCCCGAAATATTTTGGTCTATCCCAGTCCTGAAAACATTGATATTTTACAATTCAAAGATAAAACCAATGGTTGTTATAGTTATGAACAAACAGAAATACAGTGTCCTACAGACAAATCTGAAATTAATCAAATCCCACCACAATATTAGTTTGTAATAATTTGTGATTAGATAATATACACTCTTATTATATAATGAATTTTAAACGATTGTTGAATACAGAAACAGGTAAAACATTAATTTCTATCTTATTGGGTCTAGGTTTAGCTAGTATATTTAGAGAAGCATGCGACGGAGACAAATGTTTAAAATTTGAAGGTCCCATCTTAGATGAAGTGGAAGGAAAAGTGTTTCAACAAGGCAATAAATGTTATACTTATAAATCAAAACGCGTCGATTGTAATAAAACAAAAAAAGTAGTTCCTTTTACAAGTCAATCTTCTTTCGAACAGTTTACAGATATTGCGTTTCAAAATACCGCATAAAAACTTTAGGTTATAATATAGTTTTTATGGATTCTAGCATCACTCGTATTGCTGATTTACCTGCACCAAATAGTAATGATAAAAAGAATACTATTGAACAGCCTAATAATTATGTGCCCATCAATGTGCATCCTAATCCATATGGAATACAGAATGACCAATCCAATCTTGCTCCTCCGCCTTCTTCTTCACACGAACCGTTTGTAAATAATATGGTGGATGAAACTAAAATGCGTCCTGCTCCTCCTCAAACACAATATATGACAGAAGAACAAATGTTGGAGTTACAAACCATGGCCCATCAGCGATTACCTTCGCGAGACATTCCCATGAATCAATCTTCGATTACCCAAGACGAAGAAGCTACTCCAAATTACATTAAAAAGAAAGTTCATTTTGAAGATTATGTCAATGAACATAACGAATTTACCAAGAAGAAGTATGATGACTATGAAAAAAGTAAAGACCAAGAGAGATTATGGGATACCATTATGAGCGAACTCCAAGTTCCAATCCTGATTGGACTACTTTATTTTATTTTCCAAATGCCGATTATACATACCTATTTGTTCAAGAAATTGTCTTTTTTGGCTATTTACAAGGAAGATGGTAATTTTAATTTTTATGGATTGTTATTAAAAAGTATGATGTTTGGTGCAGTGTATTATTCTTGTATTAAGGGTATTCATATGCTGATTAGTATCTAATACAAAATTGAATGATACTCACGGAATAGGTAAAGGCATCTACTAATCAACTATCTATAATGATTCAAATCACTCAAGAAGAACTAATAAAACTTATTCAGCGAGATACAGCGAGACGAGAAACAGCGAAGAAGTCAATGAGAACTTATCAAAAAAAGAAGCCTGAAAAGTTCAGGGAAGCAAGTAAAAAGTATTACGATAAAATTAAGGATGACCCCGCGTTCAAAGAGAAACGCCGACAACAATATCAGAAACGCAAACGGAAAAAAGAGGAACAAGAACAAAAAGATTTGGAACAGAATAAAACGTGTTAGCTTCTCATCTTACCCACCCTTTTGAAAAATATATACCTGACCTAATAGGTATATATTTTTTACTTCAATAGTCCCTTAATTTTACTAAAAACGCTTTTCTTTTTCTGCGTTTTCTTACCAGTGGACTTTGCTTTGCGTGTTTTTCTAGGAACCGCAATAGACATTGCAACAGACCCGCGCTGTGTATCCATTTGAATGGGCACATATCTCAAGAACCACATTTCATATTCTTTGGTGTCCTTCAATTTACGTAGTTGTTTGAATTTTTCTGCTTTTTCAGCACGCATATCTTCCAAAGTTGGTTGTTTACCAACGCAATCCATATTAAAACGCTTCAATACACCCACTTGTTTAAGACGATTTTTTTCCTGAACGTCATACAAATATTGGGACATACATAATAATCTATCTTCATCATATTCTCCAAGATTGGTGTATAAGAATACCAAATAAAATGACAAAATAGTATCAATTGTAGCTATCTTAACTTCCTTATTCTTCAGCATCAATTTATTATAAGAATGACATGCAACAGGTTCATAGATAAACGCCAAGGTCTCGTCTTTGATAATAAACTGTATACGCTTGGGAACAAGTTCACCAATAGGTTCATGAGTTATCATCTTGATATCAGTATAGTCGTTTCGTTCTAATTCTTCTTTCAAGATTAACGCAGTTCGGTCAATATCTACAGACAACACATCAAAATCAGGAACTCTTTTAAGTTTATGTTGCGTGTTTTTGGGCATATGTCTAGAATACATGCTTGTGGCATAGGAACCGAAGAAGACCACACCTTGATCTATGAAATTATTCAATAATATGTGGTAAATATCCATTTCTTTATCTTTTTCTTCCATTGTTCGCTGGAAATCAACAGTAGCGCATTTTTTAGATTTCAATGGATAATATTTATTCAATAACGTTAACCGTTTCAATACTTTTGCCCAACGACTGACATCGCCTTCTGGTCTAGATAATTCCAAATACATGGCCATACGTAAGTAATTTGGTGGAGCATAGCGAATACCGGCACGCATAATTGCCTGTTTTTGAATGGTTTTGAATAAAGGTTCTACCAACTGCGTAATATCTGCAATAGGAATATAATTCACATACACTTTGAATGTTCCCATGTGGACACCTGCCTTGGCTTCTACATCATCATATCCTTCTTTATAATAGATATCTGCCAATTCTTTTGCATCTTCCAATGCATTGGAAGAAAAGAAGTCATAATCAGGAATTTCTACCTCTTTATCATAAAATTGGGCGAAACTGGGAAGAATGTTATTAATGGCTGTTCCACCATAACAAACCAGTTTCTTTTTGATAATAAAATCTTCCACAATGGCTAATATTTTTTTGATATCTTCATTGGAAACAACGCGTGTTCCCTTGATTTTTTCATTTTCATCTACTGCTTGTCGTAAAATTGCTAACTCACATTCTTGAAATGTCATTTTATTGTCACATGTTGAAGGAATAGTTTTTTTCGACTGTTTCATATGTATAATTTGTCTATATACATATGATATATATTATAGAGGTGATGTTGTAAAATAATTGATTGCGTGTAATAGTGGAACAAACGCTGATTTGTGTTCATCAAAGAACTCTTCATACTTCTCTAAATACTCGTCATTTTTATGGAATTCGCACAATATGATTTGTATTCCATGGTCCATGATTAGTTTCTTTAATTCCGGATTTTTACTGTTGCTCGCGATTTCATTAGGAATGGCCATTCTATATTGTTCTATATTTGTGCAATACTGGCAATCTTGTTTCTGTGTCAATGCTATCGTTTTTTCATCCACTATTTCATTGTGAGTATTCAGCAATAAGTTATTTGTCCCAGATTCCAAATTGATGTAATCTACTAAATTGTAACAACTATGATTTCCAGCTTTACAAGCGGCAAAATCCGTATAATTAGTATCAAATCGCTTGTCAATAATTAATACAACTTTTCCCATAAGGTCACTGAGTTTTGTATCAGGAGTCACTGGTTGATTATACAAGTATTCTTTCAATGTAAAATCTACTGACTTTCCAATGTCCTTGTAAATTTGCTTATTTTTAGATTTAACGCGTAAATGAATAAAGATCGGATCTTTTGGATTGGGAGATTTACTGGTGAATCCATTGGTTACAATAGAAGTAAGCACATTGTCCAACAATACCGTATTGTCACTGTCTAAAAATTCATATTTCTTATCTTTTGTGCGTCCCACCATTGGTTTATTATCTACATACAACACTTCTAAGTCAAAAAAACGGCATCCACGTTCTGATAAATATGGAATCATATCCAAATTCGCATACTCGCCTGTGATAATGCTGTTGGAAGACCCTTTTATTACATACTCTTTTAGTTTTTCATTGGTATATGTATCTTGTGTATTGACTATTTTTACTTTATCCTTTCTTTTAATGTAATTTAGTTCCCTTGTTTCACTATCAATAAATGGGTTAAACATAGATCTGTTAATAGTAATAAATGGTTCAAAGTTATTTGTTCCATATAATGCAATGCGTCGTGTTTCATTCATTTTGAAAAATACATATATTAGTAGTAATATGGCAATACTAAGATAAATCCATTGAAATTTGTTCATCCTTCTATATTTCTATATTGGTATATTTTATTATTTCTTATGGAACAAATATAATGATAATATATACTTAAAATATAAATGGCAGGAGGATTACTAAATATCGTATCTGTAGGGAATAATAATGTCATGCTAACAGGAAATCCCACCAAAACATTTTTTAAGGTCACTTATAATAAATATACCAATTTTGGACTACAAAAATTTCGCATAGATTATGATGGATTACGAGAGTTGCGTTTAAACGAGTCGTCAACATTCAGTTTTAAAATCCCTCGCTATGCAGAGTTGCTAATGGATAGTTATATCGTGGTCTCTTTACCTGATATATACAGTCCGGTTTATCACCCGGTTACAGGAAATGATAGTAAATGGTCTCCTTATGAATTCCGTTGGATTGAAAATATAGGAGCAATGATGATTGAAAGTGTAGAAATTACTGCAGGTAATATGACTCTACAAAAGTATAGTGGTAATTATATCAATGCACTTGTAGAACGTGATTTTACAGAAGACAAAAAGAAATTATTCAAAGAAATGTCTGGGGACATTGAAGAATTAAATACACCATCTCAATCAAATAATCGTATTAATACCTATCCCAATGCTATTTACACGACCAACTCTAATGGTGCAGAACCTTCTATTCGTGGGCGTAATTTGTACGTTCCATTATGTGCGTGGTTTTCAATGAACAATGGTTGTGCATTACCTTTGATTGCATTACAATATAATGAAGTAAAAATAAATGTAACATTACGTCCTATTCGTGATTTATTTCAGGTTCGTGATATTTTTGATCCCGCAAACAATTATCCTTATGTAAAACCTGATTTCAATGAAGACCGATATCATATGTATCGATTTCTACAAACTCCTCCTAGTTTCCAACTAGATGCTGCTAATTATACCAACAAAGTATCCACATGGAATGCAGATGTCCATTTAATGACAACGTATTGTTTTCTTTCTAAAGAAGAAGCGACTAAATTTGCAAAACAAGACCACGTGTATTTAGTAAAAGATATTCACGAATATAAACATGAAAATATTACTGGTGCTAAGAAAATTAAGCTGGAAACAAGTGGAATGGTAGCTAGTTGGATGTTTTACTTACAACGTAATGATATTAACCTTCGTAATGAATGGTCTAATTTTAGTAATTGGCCATACCGCACATTGCCTCAAAATACAGACTTGTATTATGCATATGAAAAAGATGCTAATGGAAATTTGACGGGACAAGAAGATATAGCCGGTAATTTTCCAAATGTCAATCCAGATGTCGCTGTTGCAAACTCTTCTGAAACACGTGGTCGCATTCGAACTGGTTTATCTCATACAGGAAATTACGCTGTTGTTAATCGAAAACATATTTTGGAAACATTGGGAATTGTATTTGACGGAGACTATCGTGAAAATTTACTAACACACGGAGTATATGATTATATTGAAAAATTTTCGCATTCCAAAGGAAATGCAAAACCTGGATTATACTGTTATAACTTCTGTTTGAATACGAGTCCTTTTGAATATCAACCATCGGGTGCCATTAATATGAGCAGGTTCAAAACGATTGAGTTGGAATTAACTACCTATACACCACCAGTGGACGATGTAAATTCCAGTTTTGATATTATTTGCGATACTGATGGAAATCCAATTGGTGTCCGCAAGGCAAATTGGCGATTATTTGATTATAATTATAATTTACATCTCATGGAGGAACGATATAATATAATTTCCTTTATTAATGGAACTTGTGGATTGATGTATGCTCGTTAATATTCAAGGTGAATCCCTCGTTTTTTATTATCGTTATAATATAAGATAAATACTTATATTATGGAACCTTATGATAAGAATGATACAAAGAAATGGAAAGTAAAAAAAGGATTTAGAAAACGAAACCCATCGTCTTCTCCTAATTTTCAAGTAGAAAGTATGAAGAATAAAATCAAACAAGTAAAACAACCAAATCGAAAAAAAATAAATATCAAGAAAGTCGAACCATTGGTAGATGTATTAGATGCTCCTATGGTTGAAAGTGACAGTGAAGATGAAGACGACAATAAAGAGGAAAATGAAAAAGGATTTATAAAAGATGATGATAATACGAAGGTATTACGTGAAGGAATAACAGGGGTTGGTGAAGGAAAACGAAATAGTCCAGAAGCAAATTTTACTGATGACATGTATTACAGTGGGAAAGATAACATATATGAAGGAGGAGGAGACGGTATTTGTGCAAAAACAAAAGGAACCCTTAGTTATTGGTTTGACAATTTGTTCAGACGTGTAGATGAATATATGTATGAATTAGCATGTAAACTTCTAGAAACAGATAACAAAAATGAAGATGAGGTACACGATACTCATCTTGTAAAGAATTATATGTATTATTTTATTACTATTATTATTGCATTGATTGCAACCGTCAATTGGTTCTTAGTTATGTTTTATAGAGATCCGGAAAACAATGGAAAGCGTGTAGAATATTCTGATGGAACTTATAGTAATTTAAAAGAAGGTAATGATGTGAAGAGTAATTTATATAATTTTAAACTTCTTACGGAAAAATATTTGGAAGAAAAATCAACCTCGTCTAGTTATGGTAGTAGTATATTCTCTTTATTACACATATTGTTGCGTTTTCCATTGATCATTTCTGACCTAATTTTCAGAATGCTGATACACGTTCCACCTAAGATTGACCCTATTATACCTTATTGGTCGATTTATATATTATTATTCATGGCATTGTTAGTTGTAGTGTATTTCTCTCCTATTTTATTTCATAAAGTTATTAAACACGCATTCGAATTAAATTGGGATTATACACCATTAAAATTTATATTAGGTATATTGTTCTTTGCTTATGTTTTATCTTGGTTTGGATACATAAGAAATATGGATGCTATTGGTGTTGCTAAAGCAACCCTAACATTAAGTAATATCATTACTGCCATTGCTATGACCTTTTTACAAATTTTGTTTGTCATCTATATTTTTGTGGCAGGTCCTGTATTATTATGTATAATCACTATGTGTACTTTATTGTATATTTCTTTTACTCCATTAATTAGTCTTCCGAAATATCCAAAGGAAACACCTTGGAGCCTATTCATAAAAATGATGAAATTAATTCATAATCAATATGAAAAGAGTGTTGCGGTTGAACCAATAAATAGTTCTGAACCTGCTGTGAATACCGCATCACACGCGGATGGAATCAAATATTTTGCTATCTCCTTTTTATACACCATTTACAAGTATATTCATGTTATTCCTTTCCTGATTTTATTCTTTATTGCTGGAATTGATTATTTTACAAACATGCGTAGTATTCGTCTTAAAGCAAAATCTATAAGTGGTGTAGGAATAGGATTATTCGTAATGACCCTTGTTCCAATGATTTTACATACTCTTGCTCCAAGAGTGTTTGATGTATTCAATCCTTTAATACGTAATATTGATTTACAATCATCGGATTATAAGATTGATGAAAACTATAATATAGAAGATATTGTAAATCGAGTATTATCGTCCAAACAAAATAAGTAAATTACAATCAAAAAGTATAAATAAATATTAGCTTTATTTATTTATAGAAATGGGTAAAAAAAGTCAACTTCCCTTTGTTAGTATTTGTACACCAACATTCAATCGACGTCCTTTTATCAATAATATTATTCAGTGTTTCAAAAATCAGACTTATCCTCAACACAAAATGGAATGGATTATTGTAGATGATGGAACAGACAAGGTGAAGGATATATTTTTAAATTCAGGTATTCAAAATATACGATATTTTGAAGTAGACCACAAGATGCCATTGGGTGAAAAACGTAATTATATGCATAAACACGCAACCGGTGACTTTATTGTATATATGGATGACGATGATTATTATCCCCCAGAGCGGGTATCGCATTCAGTAGAAATGTTACAGCAATCTTCTACCGCATTATGCGCGGGTTCCAGTGAAATTTATATTTATTTCAAAGGTATGGACAAAATGATTCAATGTGGTCCTTATGGTCCTAATCACTCAACAGCAGGAACCTTTGCTTTTAAAAAGGAATTATTAGATATCACACGATATGAAGATGGTGCTGCTATTGCAGAAGAACGGGCATTTTTGAAAGATTATACCATTCCCTTTGTTCAACTCGACCCGATGAAAACGATTCTTGTGTTTTCACACGAACACAATACATTTGACAAGCGTAAAATGTTTGAAATGAATCAGGACCCCAGATTCTTCAAAGAATCAGGTAAAGTAGTGACTAATTTTATCCGCCAGAAGCGTGAAAAGAATATTATGAAGTTTTTCATGGAAGATATTGATGGTTTGTTGGATAATTATGATCCAGGAAAACCAAATATGAAACCTGATGTAATGAAACAGATTAAAGAAATCGAAGCCAAACGAGAACAACAAATGGAAGAGTTAAGAAAGCAACAAGCTGATAATTCGCCCATCATATTAAAACAGAATGGACAGGATATTCAACTAACTAGTCAGCAAATTGTAGATATTATTAAACAGCAACAAGGACAGATTAATGAATTGAATACAAGATTACAGCAACAACCACAGCAAC